GTAGCAACATCAAAGCAAATGAAACTCGCAACTGAATGGTACCAAAGCGCGTCGGTGATTAACTATGCCAAAGATGATTAACACAAAATACGGCTATGTCACGCCACAAGAAGCAGAGATGGATGCCCACTTAGATAAATGGATGAAGCGTCGTGCTAAACAGCATGGCGCTTTTAGTTTGGATAAGAAACGGAGGAAGCAACATGTTTGGAAAAGGTAAGTGTCGAACAGCACCAGTGCCTCACGGAGATAACGCACCTAGTATTAAACCAAAGAAAGTGAGTGGACAAAGTATGGAAGAAAAACATTTCACACCGAAGACACCAGGAAACGAATTGCCTGATAAGATTTTAATTGATGGCGTTATGTACCAGCGAAATGTCACGGGCAAAACAATCAAGCCTAACGGTACTAGCCAAACTAACACTAACAAACCTAGTGATATTGAACTCAGCCTGAATATTGACACGACTGAAGTGCAACGTGGCTTAAGGATGATTAACGATATAAAAAAAGACATTGACAAGCATGCCGGCGCTTTGCCGACCAAAAAGCAACCGCATCTTCGCATTGACATTGACGACATCGATGGCACACCTAAAGTATTTGTTGATGGTGTAGAACAACAAGAAGTACATCATATTGAACTTAGTTGGGATGGAGAAGATATATGCCTAAACAACAGATACAGAATCGACTTTATGGATAGTCTTGGAAGATTACATGGAATTGGTCAAGGCAAATAGTCATGCAATTGAAAGTGTGCCGGAAATCAGGGTGCGACAATACTATTCCATACGAACAAAAGAATCCGTATTGCAATATTCATAGTTCACTCTATCATCCGTTTCATTACAATACGACGCAACGCAGACAGTCGTACAGCCAGTACAATCGTTACAAGCGGGACAAGGAAGCGAACCGCTTCTATCACACGAAGCGTTGGGCTAACATGAGTCTCATGTTAAAGCGACGTGCTTACTTTACTTGTGCGGTCTGTGGTCATACGTATGATAAACCTGGCTACTTGGTTACAGATCATATAGTGCCGAGAAGAGTAGATAAGCGTAAACAACTTGATGTTGAAAACTTGTGGGTGATATGTAAGAGATGTCACTATTGGAAAGGCGTGTTCGAATCAACGACATACCGTTCAGACTCACTGATTGATAACCTTGACGTTAGTAAGCACTGGGATAAGGAACAAATCAAGGAATGGATATTGAACAAGGAGAGCCCAAAAGTTGACCATCCCGATTAAGGAGGGTTACCATCCGTTAAACAATGACCATCCGTTCTCACAATGTCCAAGCAATTGATTGACAGTCGCTTTAAGCAGAGAAGACGGACAAGCTATAAATTTTACACATGATTAAATGCTGGTTCACATTTTAAACGCCGTGAGAGCTTGTTTAAGACATTTTTAAATTTTTTGATGAATTGTGAGTAGCCAAAACAAAAAACACCCCCCGCCCATGGTAGCCGGGCCAGAGCTCACATATGCGCCATCCTTCTCTCTCAAAAGTAAAAAAACAAAAAATATTGGGCTTTTTAAGGCTCAAATGCTGTTAAATCAACAAAGCGAGCTTTTTTTGTAGCCAATATAAGCCAAAAATCGCCAAGAATCAAAATAAATTAGTGAAATGGAGGTGTTAATCATGGTGAATTCTAGTAAAAGCAAATTAAAAATTGTGACAAGCAAAAAAGTGACGAATATTAATGGGACTAGCAATTTGGATGATATTCAGATTACACCCCCGGCTCATTTAATGAAAAATGCCCAAACTATTTGGCGGGTGTTAGTACCTGAAATTAAAAAAATGGGATATTTGAAGCGCATTGACCAGCCTAATTTAGAACTTTACTGTACTTATTATGCGATGTACTTAGATGCTGAGGATAGTTTAAACAACTATGGGGCCTATCTAACTGCTAAGGACGGAACACCGGTTAAAAAGTCGCCTCAAGCGATTCAGCTTAATGACTGTGTTCGTAATTTAAAGTCTTTAGGCTATGAAATGGGATTTTCGTTTGATGCTGGGTTACGACAGCTGATAGTTTCCAAGCCACATCAAAAGAAATGCGAGTCACCATTAAAGGAGGTAAATTTCGGTGCAGACGTATGATTTTACTAACGTTAAGGATATAAAAACACATATTGCTTCGACCGAATCCTCGTATCATGGCTTGCTAGACCAGTATAAGGATGCCGGCACTAGATATGCTTACGATGTTTTGTTTACTGACAAATATCTCACTTGTAGAGATGTTCAACTTGCGTGCGTACGTCACCTACAAGACTTATTAAGACAAGGCGACGACAATTTCCCATACAATTATGATGAAAAATTCGTTGCTTTAATTGAATATTTTTGTCGCCTATTACCAAATCCGGATGATACGACACAAAAAATAAAGCCACAACATTGGCAATCATTTATTTTAGACAGCCTAATCGGTTGGCGTACGCCTAATGCGGGTGTACGTTTCAATACTGCCAACATTTCAATTGCTCGTCGTCAAGGTAAAACGTGGTTGGCATCAATGCTGGTCAATTTTTATTATTTTGTTGTTTGCTGGAATGCCACTTCTCAAGACTTACTAGTAGCCAGTTATGATAGCGAGCACGCTAGTAAGCTGTTCAATGATGTTTCTTTACAAGCTAAAGAACTCATTAATCAACCGGATTTTGCTGATGGTGCTAAGGAAAAAGGGGTAGATGCACAAACTACGCAAGTTATCGGGAAAATAAATAAGAACATTATCCGTAAAGGCACTTCACAGGGTGGTGGATTTGATTCGTTCCATAATGCCATTGCTGTTTTTGATGAAATTGGCAATTTGAAACCAGCGCTTAATGAAACGTTAAAGCAGATTACATCAGGTCAAAACGGTATCAAAAATCGGATGTTCGTTAAAATTTCGACTGCTTATCCAGATATTAAAGTTAAATTCAAACATGATGAAGATGTTACCCGAAGCGCTATTGAACACGACGCGATTAGAGATGCAGATACTACTTTTCAAATTATTTACCAACAGGATGATGAAAGTGAAGTCTTTGAGGAAGATACGTGGGAAAAGTCCAATCCACTATTAGCTGAACTAAAAGGTGAAAAACGTCGTGTGCTGTTGGAAAGTTTGATTCAAGACCGTAACGATAACGATCGTGAAGGTACTCTTGAAACCTTTGTTAATAAGTCGCTCAATATTTGGAGCCGACGCTTTAAAAATAGCTACTTGTCATTAAGCAATATCAACGAAAACATTACTAGTGATTTTAATGTTGATAATCGTGAGGTTTATATCGGACTTGACGCTAGCCAAGTGAACGATAATACATCATACGGCTTTGAATTTCCCTTTCAAGAGAATGGCAAACATATGTTTTTTGCAAAGCAATATAGTTTTATTCCGTTTGCACAAGCTAAAACATTGGAGTCCAAAAGCAAGCAAGACGGTCTTGACTATCAACAACTTGCACAACAGGGCTTCTGTGAGATTACCAACACGCCTTCCGGAACCATTAATCCCAACCAGGTTTATGAGTGGTTAGTAGATTATGTCAAGCGGCACCATTTGAAAGTCCGCGCCGTTTGTGCTGACCCTAACTTGGCTAAATGGTTTATTAAACGTATTAGCAATTACCAGCCGAGCTGGCCGTTGATTGAAGTGGCACCTACATCGTGGAAACTTTCTAACCCGACTAAGGATTTTCAATCCCAGTTTTTAAATGGCGATATTAAAATTTTAGACGACCCTCTACTAATAGATGGGCTAAATAACGCTATTTTGGTGGAAGATAAAGGTGGTGGCGTTAAAATCGACCGTCAAAATCGGACAAGCGATCACATTGATACTACCGATGCATTAATTAACGCGCATTACAGAGCACAATATTATTATCAAGATTTTCATGATGAAGATGGCTATAACCCGATGAATAACATGAACCGTGAAGAACGTAAAGCGTATTTTAAATCTATGTTTGGCGGTTAAGGTGGTGAAAAACAATGATCGAAAGATTTAAAACTATTATGCAAGCATTTTTTGGCGATTGGCTAAGCGTTATTTTGTTTTTAACCGGTGTCATTCTGCTTTCAGTGGCAGCATTTGCGGTTAATTTGATTGTGGGGCTTCTTGTTTCCGGAATTTTGCTGATTGTCATGGCTTGCTTGCTAGATAAAGAAAGAGGGTGATAAAGTATGGGACTATTAACACCCCGAGGATATAAACGTTCCAAAACTAAAAATATGGTGTATCCCAGCACTAGTGACCTGTTTTTATCAACAATTGGCGGCTTGCCGATTTCGTATGTTGATTCAGGGAACGTCCTGAAAGATTCCAATGTATTTTCAGTTATTAACCGTATTTCAAGTGATATTGCTTCGGCTCACTTTAAAACAGAAAGCGCTAGTGCTAAAAGGCGACTGGAAAATCCGAGTGATTTAATCAGTCGTTTTTCATTTTGGCAAGGTGTAATGATTCAACTAGCCCTTGCTGGAAATGCTTATGTACCATTAGTCGGAAATAATTTAGAACACGTGCCGCCTTCGGACGTTCAAATCAATTATTTGCCAGGAAATACTGGAATTATTTATACAATCCAAGAGAGCAATGACCGGCCAAAAATGCAGTTAACTGCCGACCAAATGTTGCATTTTAGATTGATGCCAGACCCTAATTATCGTTATTTAATAGGAAAATCTCCGCTTGAAAGCTTGGGGAATACCCTAACAATTGCACAAAAAACAACGGATTCAAATTTGAAGACGTTGAATAATCAAATTAATTCCGCTGGCAAGCTTAAAATCAGCAACTTTATTGACACTGGTGAAGACTTGGAAGACGCCCGAGCCATGTTTGAAAAGGCTAATACTGGGGCTAACGCTGGCCGACTAATGACATTGCCAGAAGGATTCGACTATGAACCGTTTGAGATGAAAGCTGATGTATTTAAAGCGCTCAATGAGAACGCTAGTTTTTCAGCTGACCAAATTTCGACTGCGTTCGGGATTCCTAGTGATATGCTTGGCGGTGGCGCATCAACTGAAAGTCAACATAGCAATAGTGACCAAATTAAAAGTTTATATTTGTCTAACCTTAATACGTACACTAATCCGCTATTAGACGAGCTGAAATTAAAGCTTAATGTACCGGACCTTGATCTAGACATCAAAAACATGTTAGACGTCGATGATTCTATGTTGATAAATCAAGTATCAAGTTTAGCAAAAGCCGGTGCACTAAGTCCTAATCAAGTGCAATTTTTACTTCAAAGATCGGGCTTCTTACCGCAAAACTTGCCAGATTATGAGCCACAAGTCGAAGGAGGTGAAAGTGATGACGATTAAAGTAAAAGGCATGATAACTAATGATGATGATGCACCTATTTATCGTGATTGGTTTGGCATGACAGTTGTATCCCCAGCTGATGTAATCGGTGCACTCCCATCGGAAAACTCTGATGTGGAATTGGAGATTGCTTCCAACGGTGGTGAAGTGACCCCGGCAACAGAAATTTACACAGCGCTAAAGAATTACCAAGGGAATGTTACCGCACAGATTGTTGCTAACGCTTATTCTGCTGGTACAATTATTGCGATGGGGGCCGACAAGGTGCAAATGTCACCTGGGGCCCAAATGATGATTCATAACGCTTCGAACGAAGCAGAAGGCAATTATCACGACATGGATCAAGCATCGCAAATGTTGAAGAGTACGAACAAGGCCATTGCGAATATGTATGCTGCCAAGTCTGGCAAGCCTGTTCAAACTTTTTTAGATTTAATGGACAATGCAACTTGGATGGACGCTGACAAAGCAATTGAGCTAGGACTTGCTGATGAATTAGTTGATTTTACGCCAGTTACTAATTCATTTAATACATCGCTAGTTCCTTATCAAGCACTCAACAAAATCAAAAACTTAATTGCTAAAAACAAGCAATTAGAAAATAACAACAATAATGGTCAACTTAGTGAGCACGAAAAATTAGTGCAAGCTAAGCTGGCTATTTTTAATAAAGGAGACTTTTAAACATGTTTAAACAATTACAGGCCACATTCGATAAGGTAAGTGCAGAATGTGCTGACCTTAATGCCAAGGTAACGGCCGCATTACAAGACGACAATTTCGATACGGATGCTTATCACAAGTTACAAGATGAGTTATCCGCTAAGAAAACGCGTCGAGATGCCTTGAATGATCAATTACAGGAACTCTCGGCTGAAAATAAGCAGCTAAAGAATCCCGAAAACAACCAAGGTCAAGGAACTCCGCTTAACCCTAAAGGTGGCGAAGATAATTTAGCCAAGCAAAAATCTGCAATTAACACGTTTATCCATTCGCGGGGGGCTAAGGTAACCAATGATGCGGCAACGTCGGTAACCTCGACGGGAATTGAACCGTTGGTACCTGAAACAATTATTTACAATCCTTCAGCCGAGATCAACTCAGTCGTTGACTTGTCGACCCTGGTCACCAAAACACCAGTAACCACGCCTAAAGGAACTTACCCAATTTTGAAACGGGCAGACGATAGCTTTAGCAGTGTTGCTGAATTGCAAGAAAATCCGTCATTAGCTGCACCTGAATTTACCGACGTCGACTGGTCGGTAGCAACATACCGTGGTGCTATTCCAATTTCAGAAGAATCAATTGCCGATGCACAAGTTGATTTAACTGCATTAATTGGTCAAAACATTGGTGAAAAGCGAGTTAATACGGTTAACAAGTTGATTTCCCCAGTTTTAGAAGGGTTCACGGCTGTTAGCACTACGTCATCCAAGCTTGCTGATGATATTAAACAAGTGTTGAATGTCAAGCTAGATCAAGCCTATGCTCGTGACTTAGTTGTTTCAGCATCTTTCTATCAAATCCTAGATACGTTGAAGGATAATAACGGTCAATATTTGCTCCATCAAGATATTACCGGCAAGTCTGGCACTACTATTTTCGGTGTCCCAGTGCATATTGTGAACGATACCTTGCTTGGCTCCGACGGTGAGGCTCACGCATTTATTGGTGATTTAAAGCGTGGCGTTTTATTTGTTGATCGGCAAGAAGTTTCTTTAGCCTGGATGAAGAGCGAAATTTATGGCCAATATCTTGGCGCAGCTATGCGTTTTGGCGTTTCTAAGGCTGACGAAAATGCCGGTTACTTCTTAACGGTGAGTAAGTGATGGAGGAAACACCTCATCTAACGCTAGTTCAACTGCTAGTGCTGCTTCCTCAGCAACTAGCGGTCAATAAATAATTTTTTAGTCGCCAATAAATAAACAGTACCTAGTGGGGCGGCTATATTGGAGGTGATGTCATGGCTGGTATTGATAGTGGTGTCACAGTTGAAAATATGCAGGATTATTTAAACGTTGATGGCGATGAATCTGTTATCCAAAGCTTAATTTCAATGGCAGAAAGCGATGTTATCGGAAATATTGATGACACTATACCAGTTGAAACTTATCGGAAATACTATCAATTTAATCAGGCCGTTCGTGTTATGGTTGATTTTATGTATTTTAATCGTGGAAACTTGGGCGTGACATATAGTAGCGGCAATAACGCTTCTCAAGTACCGTATCCGGCGCCTTATTTATATCTGATTAATGGAATTAGATGGAAGATTCGGAGGGATTACAGTGAAAATAGCGGTCAATCGCTTCAATCAAAAAATTAGTTTTGGCACTATTAAAACGGTTGAAAACAATAATACTGGTGATTATGACGAGTCCTTTGTGCCTACTATTTCACTACATTGTGCGTTATATAATCGATCAATTACCCAAAGTTATCAGATCTTAGGAACTTCGTTGGAAGATACAATTGTTGTAGCAATTCGATCCACAAATGAGCTGAGTAAACAGTTACTAGCTAGTTATGGTGATGTGGTTTATCAGATTATAGATGTGTCTAAAGATTCAACTGGCAAGCCGGTAGCATATGATCTGTTAACGCTTAAAAAATATGTGAAAAAGGGGTGATATAAATGGAATTAGACGCTCAAATGCAATCATGGCTTCATGGCGTCAGAGATTTAATCCCTAACACGTCCGTAAAATCAGCAATGACAGCTGCTGAAGCGCAAGCATACGCAAAAGTGTTACGTAAAAATACACCACGATCCGACAATGACGATAGCAAGTATGGTCATTTACAAGACAACATTGCGATTCAAAACAGTGATGTAGACGGCATTGTTAATGGTAATGCGTTAGCTGGTTTTGGCAAGAAAGCGTATATTGCTAGATTCTTGAATGATGGGACCGTAAAGATGGCAGCAACTCATTTTGTTGACGATTCTAGACGAGAATCTCAGGAAGCAGCCTTTAAAGCCGGTATGGCAGTTTACAAAGCCAAAACGGGTGGTGAATAGTATGCAACTACCTGTAATTCAAGCTGAGAACTTGTTGAAAACGGTCAATTATGACTGGATTGACAACATTTATCGTGGTTCCATTCCTAAAAGTGCCGATAATGCTGGTACAACCACAGATGTTGTTATTACTGAATCAGAAAACGCACCTAACAATTACGCTAATAGTCAGTTCAAACACTGGGCGTTAGGTGTAGAAGTACAAATTTTTTACAAAAAAGCCAATCAAACCGACATTTTGTCAGCAGAAATCGAGCTGGCTAAAATGTTTATTGCAAATGGTTGGCGTGTCGAACAATCTAAAAATCACACTAAAGACCCAGATACCGGACAGGTAACCAAGGTCTTTTATTTTACCAAAATTGAAATTATTTAAAAGGAGCATTTAATATGTCAAAACATAATATTCTTGATGTCACTTTTGCCTCACTCGATGATAGTGGCGATTTAATTGCAGATGCTACCAAAGGCTTATCTGCTGATGGCATTTACATCGCTGATCATCGTGGTGAAGGCTTTGCTACTGCTAACGTCACTGCAATCGAAGCTGCTGGGACACCAGGCTGGGCGAATGGCAAGATTAAGCGAATTGCCTATCCAAAATCAGTTCCATCAATTGCTTTAACGGCTTTAGACCTGGACTGGGGAATTAACAATAAGCTACGTGGTTACGTGCAAGATACTAAGTCTGGTGCTTGGCTATTGCAAACACCTAAGCCACACATTGCTGTAATTATTCGATCACAAGCGTTTGACAATTCTATTTTCTACGAATGTTTTAATAATGTTGAATTTGTTCAAGAAACGTCAAACAACTCCACTGACAACACGGCTGAAAGCGATGATTCAACTGCTTTGACGGGGCAGGCATTAACACCGTTGAAATCAGATATCTTCATTAACCCGAATACTGGTGTTCAACAACCATACATGATTGCTAACTCTGCTGATACTGGTTTTGACTTAGCAAAACTTTATGCAGAAGTATTTGGCGGTTATGTATTATCTACAACCGGATCGACCACAGGCTCTACGACTGGTTCAACTACAAAAGGTTAATGCTAACACAGGCTGGCTCTTAGGCCCGCCTGTTACATAGTACTAAATAAAAACAAAAGAGGTTAATATATTATGAAATTATCGACAAAAATTACAAAGAAGTATTTTGGAATTGCTAAGGCTCAAGATGTCAAGGTAACGATTGGCTTAGAAGATGATGTAGCAAACATTCAATTAACTATGCTAGAAAGTGGGTTAGATGATGATGCTACTGAAGTCGATTATTTAAAAGAACAATTAAAGCTAACTCGTACCATGATGGATTTTGTGCAAAAAGTTGTGAAATATACTGATAAGCAAATTGAAACGATTAAAGACTCTATTTCTGGTGAAGAACTTGGCCTAGGTGTTGGCATGCTAATTGCCAAAATTGACGGTGCTACTGATGAAGATGTGTTAAAAGCCGAAGAAGCTAACAAAAACGCACGAGACAAAGCCCAAGAGTCAAAATAAATCGCCAACATTATCAAATGGAACTGCGCAAAAAGATTGCTGAACTAAAAAATCGTCACGAAGATTTACGGCTGCTTGAACAAAACTTAATACACGAAGGGTTGTTGCCAGATCAAGTTGAGCAACAGCCTTTTGCTTTGTTCATGGAAACATTGGCTGCTCGTGAGAAAAAGGATCGAGAATATATTGATCCACGTGAAGCAATTATGTCGTCTTACATGCAATGATAATGTTGGCTGGAAGGAGTAAAGATAATGGCCAAAGTTCAAAGTGAAATGGCGACACGTATTACGGTTGATTCGATTGGCGCTGTAAAAAGCTACAAAGCCCTAACTGATGCTGTCAAAGCTTCTATGAATGCTTGGAAAGCTAGTGAGGTTCAGTTAAAATCGGCTGGCCAATATCAAGAAGCTGCCAAGGCTAAAGTTGAAGGGCTAACTAAGTCTATTGATTTACAAAAAGGAAAATTAGGCGAATTAAAAGCCCGTCAACAAGACATTGACAAGTCTACAAAAGAGGGCCAAGGAGCTTATTTTAAGCTTGAAAATCAAATCGCTAGTGCTACTAAACAGTTAGGCAACTATGAGGGGCAATTAAAGCGTGCGAAAAGCTCTGCTACTTACTACACAAGTGGCCTAGCTGAATTACAAAAAGGCTATAAGCAGAGTACTAATGCCAGTAAAGCATATACTGACCGCTTAGAAGCTGAAGGAAAACAGGCCGAAGCTGGCAAAGCTAAACTAGCTGGCTTGAAGCAAAGCTATGCCAATTTGTATGCTCAGCTTAAGCTACAAAAAGATGAATTGACCAAAGTGGCCAGTGAGAGTGGCTTAACATCTGAAAAATACGCCAAGCAAAGAGTCAGAGTGGAAGAAACAACCACAGCTATGGCTAAACAAAAATCAGAGGTTGCTTCACTAACGGTAAAGTATGGCACGATGAGTAGTACAATGACCAAACTGTCAGACAGAGCTGCACTTGTTAAAGATAAGTTCAGGACTGTTGCCAGTGGTTTTAAATCAGTAGCGACTGCTGCAAGTGTTGGCGTTGCTGGAGTAACGGCGGCTAGTGTTGCTGGTGCTAAAAAAGCTTCTACTTTACAGAACATTTACAAGCAAAACCAAAATTTGTTAGTGACCAGTGGCGATTCGGCCAAGTCTGCAATCAAGGCCGTTACTGAAATGCAAAAAGATGGGTAAAAATATTCAGTTAAGTATGGGCTCTCTCAAAAAGAAATCGCTGAGCAATATCAAGATTTAATCAAACGTGGGCACACAGCTAAAGAATCGCTAGCAGTGATGAAAACTGAGCTACAAGCCAGTGTAGCGTCTGGCGATGATTTTCAAGATGTTGTTAAAGTTTCAAGCCAAGTGCTTGAAGCGTTCGGCATGAAAACTAACAATACTGCCAAAATGATGGCATCGACTAAGCGTGTTGTTAATGACTTGGCATATTCAGCTGATGTCACTGCAACTGATTTCCATAGCTTAGGCAAAGGCATGGAATACGTTGGGGATTCGGCTAATAATGCTGGCTTTAGTGTTGAGGAAACTAGTGCAGCTTTAGGTGAACTCTCTAACCACGGCCTTGAAGCAGATAAAGCTGGTACAGGGCTGCGTAAAACGATTAATAGCTTGGCTGATCCTAGCGATGCAGCCACTGGGGCACTTAAAAAGATTGGCATTACTTCAACCAAAGTGTTTCAAAAATCTAACGGCGATTTTAAATCCATGTCAGATATTATGGCAATTATGGAAAAGCATACCAAGAACTTAGGTGGTGCTGAAAAAGCTGCCGTATTTAAAGCAATTTTTGGTGCTACGGGTATGCAAGCCGCGCAAATATTGGCTGTTAATAATAAGGAGCTTGCGTCATTAACCAGTCAAGTAACCAAGGCTGGTAAGGAAGGTGACTATGTCCAAAAACTTGCCAATAAGAACAGCAGTACGGCACAAATGAATGTCAAGCGTTTTAAAGAAGCTGCTGAAGCATTAGAGATCATGATGGGAGTAAACTATTACCGACCATGACTGAAGCTGCTGATGACATGACAAAGGCTTTTAACAACAAAAGCACACAAAAAGGCTTAACTTTCCTAATTAATAATGTCAAAAATTTGCTGAATGGCATGCTTAAAGTTGTTGAATTTATGGGTAACCATACTAAAACTGTAACAGCCTTTGGAGTAGCTTTAGGCGGTGTCTGGGCATTGGCCAAAGTAAACAAGTTTATCAAGCTAATCAAAGAAATGCGGGCTAATTTTGGCCTGGTTAATGACACTGTCAAAAGCCAATCGATTGTGAAAACTGTTGAGGCTGAAACAGCTGCCATTAGTGCCCAGAATGATGTATTGAAAACTAATAATGAGTTAGAAAGCGGCACTGATGTTTCAACTGGCGAGACCCGCATGTCCCGGCATACTAAATCTGCTTCAAAGTCTAGCTATTCAAATGTTGCCAACGACGTTGCAAGTAATGGTAATAGATGGAACTTAACAGACATTAAAAATGTCGAAAAGGAAACTGAAAAAGCCTCCAGTGAAACCTCTCGTTGGTCAAATATTGTTAGCAAGTTTAAGGGCGGTTTTAGTAAGGCATTTAGTGGTTTGGGTTTTATTGTTAAGCGAGCAGGAAATGTCGTGGCTTTAGCCATCACAGCGTGGGACTTGGGTTCTAGTATTTCCAATGTCTTTAAGAAACCAAGTTTCAAAAATAAGATTAAACTAGAATCAAAAGCCACAGGTACTTTGATTGGTGGTACAATCGGCGCCCTTATAGGTGGCCCCGGTGGTGCTGTTATCGGTGCTTCAATTGGTGACCAAATTAGTAGTTCTAAAACCTTCCAAAAAGTTATAAAAGCTACTCATAATCTTTTTGACAGAGTGCGGAAGGATTACACGTCCAAAAAAGGAACTGAATATGCTTTGCTTGGTACGGTGAGAACGTCAAGTAGTGCATCTAAGAGTCAATATGAGAATTCTAAGATACGTTCAAATGCAAATATGACTAGTATCAGTGAATTTCAAAAAGGCGCTAAATCCGGTGGCATTACTGACGACTCTAATTCTGTTATTAATAGCATAAAAAAGAATTTAAATGGCTTGTCAGCGTCAGCATTCAAAGCTGGTGAAAGTGCCGTCAAAAGGCTTAAATCAGCATTCTCAAAGACCAATTTAAACTTTGGCAAGCTTGAATTCTCAGTTGATAACAAAAGTCTTAGCAAAGCTATGAAAGACAGTAAAGCCGGGTATAAGGCAATTACTGATACAGTGGTCAACTATGCTAAGAATAATGAAAGCAAGTCTAAGAAGACACTTCAGGCATGGGTCAAGTCAGGAATGATGTCAAATCAGGACGCACAAACAGCTTTGGCTAATGAGAAGAAATATTATGATGGCCGAGTTAAAGATGCCAAAAACAGTGTATCTAAATTAGAGAATGTTGACAAGCAATATTATAAGTCAGCTAAGCAAGAAAACACCATGCACAACAAAGCTATGACTGGCATCAATAAGCAATATGGTTCAATCATTACTAAATTAGAGAGCACTCGAAATAAAGATATAAAAAGGCTTACCCAAGGATATTATGTTAAGTACAAGGGGCAATACCTATCGGGCCAGTCTGGGATTGCTAAAATCAATAAGATTTATGGCAAAAAAATTAAAGACCAAGAAAAAGACAAAGATTCTGCCATTAATGCCGAAAACAAACGTCACCAAAACGCTTTAACTGCCGACTCTAATGCGGCTTTCAAGCGCCGTTTGAAACTGTTGTCAAAGGCTCAAGCTAGTACCGATTTGATAATCCAGAACGGTAGTAGCAAGCAAAAATCTATTTTACGGTCTTTATCCAAAGCTTCTGGAAAAATAAGCAAGGGGCAAGCTGATAAACTTGTTCATGAAGCATACCGCACCTACAAGGGTGTGGTTAAACACGCTGATAATACTTACAAAGGCGCAAAAAATGCGGCTACCAAGAAGTACAAGTCTACCGTAGCGGCCGCACAAACAGAGTATTATCAAAATCATAGTATTTCCAAGAAACAAATGGACCGAATTGTGGATAATGCTACCACTCAGTACAAAGATACGGTTAAACAGGCTAAGAATCAACGAGATGATACGACAAAGCATGCCAAGCAACAGTATACTAATGTGACTAAGCAAGCTTCTAAACAGATGAAAGACCATGGTTATTACGTTGATAAAGAAACGGGGCACGTTAAGTCAAAGTGGTCAACTCTTGGTGGGTCATTAAGTCAGATTTGGGGCGGCATTAAATCAGGATTTAGCAGTTTATTATCACTGTTTGGTGCTAAGAGTAGTGGGGGTGGTTCTAGCCACAAGTCATCACACTCATCAAGTAGAGCCAGAGGCAAGTCTGGTGATATGGGACGCCGAATTGAAGCCAATGCCATTGGTGGTAAAGTTCGCAACGGTGTGGCCTTAGTTGGTGAAGCCGGTGCCGAATTAGCTTACGAACCGTACAGTGGTACAGCTCGGATCTTAGGTGATAACGGGCCTGAAATCACCAAGGTTTCCAAAGATGAAATCATTTTACCAGCTGACCAAACTAAACAAGTCTTAGAGGGCAACTATGGTAAAGGTCGTATGCTTCCCGGCTACGCTACTGGTTTCTTAGGGACGGCTGAACGAATTGCTAAATCAGCTGTTAACCTTGGCGAAAAGGCAATGGATAAGATTTCTGGTATGGTTTCAGCACCGATTAAATGGGTTAAAAACCACATTTTAGGTAAAATCAAATGGCCGGGCTTCGATAGTAGCTGGACGCTTAAAGGCGCCGAAGCCATTAAAGACGCAACGGTTGATAGAGTCAAGAACTTCGTTAAGAGCTTAGCAGATAAGCTGGGCGACTTTGGCACTGTTGGTAACGTCAAACTTGGCGGTAGCGTTGCTTCACGTGCACGGACGTTAGCTAGAGCGTTCAAGCACGCCTACCCCGCTTCTCAAAACGGTGGTATCGCTGGTATCTTAGGTAACTGGATTCAAGAATCTAATTTGAGTCCTTCTGCCGTTAACGCTAGTGACCATGGGACAGGTTTAGGTCAATGGACTTTTACTCGTGAAACTGGACTAAGAAACTGGTTAAGGAGACATGGTTACGCATGGAATTCTGCTGCTGGACAAATCGGCTACGCCTTAAATGAGCCTGGAGAAAACGGTATGCTAAAGGCTGTGTTGCGCATGACAAGTCCTACCGCCGCTGCTCAAAAGTTCTTTGCAACATGGGAATCAGGTGGCGCTATGGATTCCACTGGCAGCGCTCGTTTGAGCAATGCCTCTGCTGTATATCGTTATATTAAAGGCATGGAAAATGGAGGATTGGTTGATAAAGATCAAATAATCAGAATTGCTGAACATAACAAGCCTGAAATGGTCTTGCCATTGACTAACAAGAGTCGGGCTAACCAGTTAATCGCACAGGCTAATCAAGTTGTAAATGGTAATACTAGCACGCAGATTGCGTCTAATAGCAGTGAAAGTATTGAGGAGCTCAAAAAAGTAGTCAGCACCTTGTCAGCTATTCTAGCTAACATGGGTAGTGTTCAAGCCGTTATTGCTAAATCTGACGTGGTTAATGCCGTTAAATCTGACAATAAGACAGCTTCACAATATTCACAAATGATGGGGTACTAATATCCCAGTCAATCAAAGGGTAGTCCTTAAATGGGCGCCCTTTTTACATAGCTAAACTTAAAAGGAGGTTAAATCGTGACCTTACAACGAGATGATT